GAATGGTTGTCCTAGATAGCGTGTCTGGCGAGGCATCGGTAACTGTTCCGATCCCAACTTCAAACTCCGCCGTACCTTGCCCTGCTATACAGTAGTAAGTTACGTTACTGTTTCCTATGCCCGCTACAAAAGTTTCAAAACCAGTAGCGGCACCACCTAGATTGATAGTGCCTGTACCAGTTGTAGTGGTAGTTTCCTTTACTCTGTCATTAAGGACGAAAGCCACACCGCTTCCCCCTTACGCTATTCTTATAATAGCTGTAGACGCAGCTTTTGCTGGAAATACTATTGTAAAGTCACCTGCCGTTGAAGTTTTGTCTCCACCAAAGTCTATAGTAGCAACTGATTTATTACTGTCTGATGAGTTATAAATCATACAACCTCTAGCAGTAATTGTAGCTGTACCAAAAGTAAGATCTGAAAAATCAGTAACAGCAGTAGTACCTGTTGATGTAGGAGTTACATTAGTTAATGTACCGCCACCTGTACTATAACCTGTTCCTGATGCTTGACCTGTAGTAGTAAAAGAAGTCGTAGTTGCTCCCAAAGTAGCTGAACTTGTGTATAAAGCTAGTTTGTAAGTGTCACCACTACTGTTGGTAAAGTTATGATTACCTTTCAATAATTCAACTTTAAAACTTGTGGTTAGTGTAGATGTAATAGCCATAATTAAATCCTTTTTATAATTTTTGCTAAATCTTCATCTCCTGCTTTTGTCAGCTCTTGAATCAAACTAGCTTTGTAAGATTTTATAGCATTTTTTATGTAAATTAAACAAACTTGTTTTATCTGCTCTCGATAAGCTTTTGCTTGTTCATTTATATGCGGTTCATTGTCTTCAGAATACCCAACTATTTTTTCTGTAAGTCTTTCAGCCCAATATTCTGGAGGGTGTCCTCCAAAGTTACTTGTAGCAACTTCCACTACACCTAACTCAGGCATGCCATCTGGTGTAATTTTTATTACCATTTTTTAGCTTCAGGTGGTTTCAAATGTGGATCATCTCTACCAATTAATATTGGTTCTTGTTCTATTTTTGTGACCTCTACTTCGCTGAGTTTTACCGTTTTTAAACCCTCTTCATCTTCAAATACAAGTAAAGGATCTTTTAACCTATGATATCCGTAAAGTTTTTGAGCAGCATGGACATTTGTATCTAATAAACCACTTGTGCTTGCTACCTCTACTTTCATACCTTCTGCTATAGCTTTAGACAACCAAAACTCAACACAAGCTCTGCCTGATTCTGCAAAATGTAAATTAGTCTTATAAGAAAAATCTAAGCCAAAAAGTTTTAGTACAGCCACTTCATTGTGTAAAGCAAACGCTATTGCATAGGCTACTGTATTATTTAAATAATGGCAATTTGTCGATTTTAATATTTCATCTATTGGATATAAAACAAGACCAGGGCATCTCTTATCTAGTTCGCATGTATATATTGGTCCTTTATGTTTTTTTAAAACAGATGACATACTGTCAGTTTGTCCACCCGCATCATCTGTATCTAAAAATCTAGAAGCAGGATCCATCATAAAAACTCTATCGTGATAAATCACATTACTTACTGCGTTTATTACCCATACCTCATCAAAATGACTGCCATGTGCTTTTGCTAAACAGTAATCAAACCAACTTCTACCAAGTCCTACTATTGCTACTGTTTTCCCCTTTAGTTTCTTTATTTTTGCCATAGGCTCCTACGATGTTTGAGATCTCAAAGAATCATATCTGTATTCATCTTTTCGACCTCTTGCTTCTGCTCTGTTTTTTAATCTAGTTATTTCTA